GTAAATCTTTTCGCACGCTTCATATAACTTTGATATTGGAATTAATTTATTTGTAATATTAATATTCTTATACTTGTTGTAAAAAGTATTTATAAATGAAAAATCTCTAGAATAATCTAACTTATCGAATTTTACCATTGAATAAAGTAAAGATAAGTCCGTAGCTCCTTGAAGATTAAAGTGATATAAAAGGTATTTCTTGTCTAATGTATAAAGTGATGTGTACGCTTTAAGTAGTTCGTAGACACGCTCTTTATCTACATTAAGTCCTTCCTCATGATCTATAGGAATAATAAATCCATGTTTACTATTGATAGGTCTAAGGTAAACTGCTACTGTAGATGTAAGTTTAGGATGATAATAATAGTTAGTTGGAACTATATCAACATAGCCTCCTAATCTACCTAATGACTGTAACCTTTCTAATTGAGTGTCTGTCTCAATAATATAAAACATATATAACCTTTTATGTAATATAAGATAAAAATCTTAGACTACAAACTCTCCATAATTTTTAACTATCTGAGATAACCCTTTGATAGTCTTTTCAGCTTTTTCTATCTCTACTTTATTTTGAGATGCTGCTCCGAAATAAATATAAGGTCCTTTATTCACATTTCCAACTGGTCCTTTTAAAACCCATGATACCTCTACTGATAAAGTATAACTTAATGGGTTAAATCTTTTATAATTCTGCTTATTTACTTCTACTACTGCTTTAGTTCTTCTATCTTGAATAAAGTACCTAGTAAATTTTTCGTTTATATAATCTGCTTCAGTAGGTCTAATAAGATCATTTTTTAATACTAAAGGATTATTATTAGTTGCATCAGCTAGTCTAAAGTCAGTAAGTTTTTTTGTATTACTATTAAAAGCTTTTCCAGTATAGACTTCTCCGGTAAATGTTTCTATATAAGAACCTATATATTCATTACCGTTATCATAAAATATTTCACCTCCTTTGGTAAATTTAACGTTATATTTAGATTTTGGTAAGTACATATTAACTAAAAGTAAAGTGCCAGTGACCGCCTGTAGCATGTCCTGAAGGTTTTTTGTATTCGTTTAAGTAACCTGTGATATTATTTACCATAAGTCTTGCTTGATCGACTATTTTAGATGCAACCTCTATTTGTTGTATCGTTGCATCTTGTTGTATAGCTAAATCTAAAGCTTTACCAATTCTATGAAAAGAAGATTTCGGAGGATCAGGATTAAATATATGAAACTCATCATGACCGCCAGTAAATCTCCATTTTAAATCTTTTACTCCTTCTCTAGACTGTATAAACTTAATTTGATTTATGAGCTGTATACCCCCCCTAGCAGTTGATGCTGTAATATCATTACCACTAGAAGTTATTTCGTATCCTTTTTCTACAAAATCGACTTCACCTTCTATTTTCTTTCTTAAATTAGTAGCATTAGGAAATAAACTTTCATCTTCTTGGTCTACATCTTGTATTAGTTGTAATGAAGATATTATTTCAGAAGTATCATCTACAATTTTTTCAGTTTTCTCATATACAGAGGTAATCATCATAAGAGCTGAAATAGATGTGATCCATTGATTACTTTCAATTTTGTTATCTATACCAGTTATCGTAAAGCTTACGTTGTTTTTATATCTAGACGGCAATAAACCGGGTCCAATATTAAATGTATCTGTAATTCGCAAACCGGATATTCCTAAAATATCAAAACTAAGTTGTATGGGTATTAATCCAGGAGGATTAGTTTTTTTTGTTATGATTTCATTTTTTAATAATAAATTCATTACAGCTTGATGAGCTGGTTTAATGTTACTCATAGACGTAGTAGGAATAATTTTTTTAGTATTTAACCTGCTAAAATAAGATACTACTGTATCAAGATTATCTATTAATTTTTTTCTTTCTTGAGCAGCTTTTTCTTGTTTACTTTTTGAAAAATCATCTTGAGTACGTGTAGGAATAATTCTATCTACTACGTCATCATAAAAATTATCAAAATTAAATACATTTTCAGTTATACTTGATCCACCTGCTGAAGCGGCTATAGCTATAAGATTACTTAAATCGGAAGGAATCTGACTTGATAAACTTATATTGGTAGCTAAGCTTTTAAATCCTACTAAATCAAAAGTAGTATTTACTACGTTATTGACAGGTGTTATGTTACGATCTACTATATAGTAAACTTGATCAGAATAATGTAAATCTAATTGATTAATATTTCCAGTACTTGAACTTATTGCATTTAATATACTTCTTACGATATCGTATATATTTATAGCTTCTTTTGAGGTATTAGCTATAGCTTCTGAGTATATATTTTTAATAAGGTTTACATTTACTAAAATATTTAAAATATCATTAGTTTCTCCTTTTATACAGTTATGTAGTGGTTCAGATGAAGCTATATTAACTTTTATTCTAGCTTTTAAATCCTTAGGTTTAGGGAGTATACATACATCAGGTTGAAAAGAAATATGATCATTAAAGCTAACGAAAGGTGTTTTATTTTTATAATTAGTTTGAGGAGTTTTAGTATCAAAATTATTAGTAAAGAACTTTACGAATGGAACATCGTTATCTTTAAGCTGATAATGATTGTTAATAAAGTTTAAAAAACTTCCTAAAGTAATATATTTGTAAGAAGCTAAGCCAGAGCCTTTGTCTGAATTAGCTGCATTTAAGTTGGCAATAAAGACATTATTAAACTCTCTTAATATTTCTTTTTTTGCTTTTTCATATGCATTATAATTTATTAAATCGAAAGGTTCAAATAAATTATTATCATCTTCGCACGGAAAAGGTATTGTATTCATTATAAGTTCTAGGTACCCGTAAAACTTATTAGAAACTCCAACTCCTTTTTCTTCTTCACTTACTCCAGGTTGAAATAATGCTGATAGAGATTCAGTTAATTCTCCATATCCTGTTATATCTATAGAACAATCATACACTCCTTCATTTGTATAGCTCCAAATAAAGTTACTAACCCTTCCTAAAATTGCATCATAATTATACGAATTTTCTCCTCTTTTTTTATTTAGTTTCTTAAGTATATTTACTGATCTATGTAAATCTTTTTTCTTGTCACTGTTCTCTAAATTATCAAACCAATTTGTATAGGTTTTAACACCTGAGGATACTTCTTTAGTCTCATTATCTAGAATCAATGTATGACCCCATTCTAATAACATAGAGAAACCTGGTAGAAGATAAAGTTTTTCGAATTTTTCTAAATCATCTAGACTATTAACTTGAAAATTTACTGTTGCTTTTTTTATAGTACCAAAAGATCCTTGAGTTTTTATAGCTACATTAGTAATACCAGCCATGGGTTTAAATCCGTACTGGTTACTGTGTCCATAAGAACTATTATTATCTTGGGTGAAACCCTGTTTAAGTTTTCCATTATAGGTTCCACCAAAAAGAATATTCTCTTTAGCTAATTTATTTGTAGTCCCAACTGCACGTTCTCCTCTAAGTATCGATTGTTTTAATTGCTCAGAAGTTACAGGTGCTTTTTCATCTTTTTGATCTACTCCTGAGGATAATTTAACCCAGCTAGTTCTACTATTAAGAAATAGTAAGTCACTATCAGTTCGTTTTGAATCTCTTTTGCTTACAATAGCTTTTCTGGCATCCAGCTGAGTCTTAACATCAATCGGTACATTGCTATATATAGTAGAATCTGTAGACCAACCTAATGACATTTATCTTGAAGAATTTATATCATCATATAACTGTAAAGCTAATTCCTTAGAAGCAGGTATTCTAATTTGAGCACCTGGTGTAGGATTAAGAGAAGCTTTTTGATGATTGTTAGAAGAAGCTATAACCCACCATAAGGTAGAATCATTATAATATTGAGATGCAAGTTTATCATATCTATCGCTAACCGAAGCAATAATGTATATATCGTCTTCAGATTCTGGAATAAAAGGATATATAGCGTTAGTATTATAAACTATACCTTCTTTAGTTTTATATTTATCTATATCTTTATATCGTCTCATTATTGTTCAAAAGGTGGTTTATCGTGTCGAGTTAGAAAAGGTTTATTACCAGTTTCTGGAATAAAATTATGAACTGGTCTAAAGCTTAGACTTACATCTAATACCATAGGTAATTCTTGTACATCAGTATCTGAGTCTCCATTTTCTGGTTCAGTCATTGCTATTTCCCATGGGTATGTTGTATTCCAAGATAAATCTATAGATTCTACAAATCCTGGTAATTCATAAAAAAAGCTACCTACAGTTAATTTTGTAAAAGTACCTCTCATAAATCCATCTTTGTTATAGGTAGGAGATGTTGTAGATATTAAGTTATTTAGTTTATTGTAGATAGGTTTTAATTCATGTCTTGTCATAGCAGCGACTTTGAAAGAAATATTTACCGATCTTTGAGAACTTAAATAATTATAAAAAGGTTCACCTCTACCAATATAATTAGTAGAAGTCCAATCAGCTGTATGGCTATCGTCTATAGAATCTATTAAAGCTCTAAATACTAAAAATGTATTTTGCCCAGTATTATCTGAATCTATAACTTCGAATCTAAATTTAACTAAATCTCTTGAATCTATATTATCTTTAAATTCTGCGAAGTTACCTTCAAATGGTTCTAATGCGTTTATTCTATCAAGATCAAATGGAGTAACTTCTTTTGAAAATTTAGATTTTTTTAATACTCCATCTTCAGTCATATTCCCGATATTTCCTAAACCTACTCTATTTTCTATTTTTTGTGGAATAGAAGGTTGAGCCATTATTTCAGGAGGGGTTTGACCTTTATAAGAACCTCTATCTGTAGTTTGAGTTTTTATTTTGAAAGCTTCTAACTCTATCTCATTTCCAGTGTTAACAAATTTACCGCCTTCTTTTACTTCACCGGCATAATTTCTACCTAAGTAATGAGAGTTTCTCTCAAAGCCTTTAACAAAGTGGATACCTGTGCCATTAACAGGAACTTGTGCTAATGTAGAACCGAGTACTCTAGCAGCATTAACACTCCCACCTAATAAATTACCTAGTAAACTTGAACCTTGTTCTTCTTGAGCTTTACCTTTTATTCGTACTCTTCCTAATTGAGCTTCATTAGATAAGTAACTTAATCCTTGAGCTCTAGTCATAAGTGAAGCTATTCTGGCTAAATCATCTCCTCTTTTACTTCCTTGAGTAGATTTTTCTCCTTGCTCTTCTATAGTAGACGGAATAGTCTTTTGAATTATAGGTTCATTACCTACATTAAAAGTTCCGTACTTAAGTTTATTAAGCTGAGTTTTACCTTCGGTATAGTTTTTTAATATTGACATATGTTAACTTTTATAGCTTGACATTACTAATGTTTCGCCAACTTTTCTACCTTCTAAGTTTATAGTTGCTCCTTTTTCTACAGCTGATATTAATCTTTTTAGAAGAGAGTTTGTTTCATTACCAAATTTAGTACCACCAGCCATTACTAAGGTATCTTTAGGGTTAGTCTTTATTGTAAAGTCATTAACATTAATTTTATTAACTTGTGCTTTTGCAGATTTTTCTTCATCACTCAATGCGTAGCTATCTCTGACATTTTGCGATACATACCCACTACGACTATTGGTTATAAGTTTAGTCATCTCCGTATGTTTTCTCATAGCAGATTCGTAAGCGGTCATTATTTTTTGTGCTTCTTCACCAGTATACTTTTGTCCAGTTGCAGAATTTTCTTGCTGCAGTAATCCTTGAACACGTAGATTCCTTTCGTATACATCACTCTGTCCGGTAAGAAAAGCTAACGTCTTTAAGGCTTTCGGTAATAGACTTGTAAACGTATCTAAAAATCCGGTACTTACTAAGTTTGCAAATTGTTGCTTAGCATTTTCAAGAGCATTATTAAATTGTTCCTGTGCAGTTATATTCGCTTTTATTTCCTTAAATGATGCTCCTCTAAGTATACCTTCTTGTATTGCAATTTTTTCGGTTTGACTAGCAGCATTTTTATATAAATCTTGAGTTTCTTTTGTTGCTCTATTAAGAGCTCTAGTAATTTGTATAGACTTAACTAATTCATCCGCATTTAATCCTGTTGCCTTAGCTAATTTTTGTTGAATCATCGGACTTCTTAACTGTTCATCAGTTAGACTTTGAGTCTGTTTTAATACCTCCGCTGTAGCTCCAGCTATATCACCTGTAGCAGCTAAAGCTCTAGCTCTTTCAAAAGTAAATTGTTTTCCAGTTAAAAGTTCAGCTTCTAATTCAGCGCCTATAGATTGTTCAAAGTCTAATAAACTATCTGCTACATTAGCAGCTTGAGTTAGAGACACTCCAAATCTTCTAGTTTGCAGTACAGCAGCTGTTAATTCTTTACCGGAATTTCCAAAGTTTGCTAAGATAGATGCTGAGGTTTTCCCTAATTCTTGAAAAATTGATTGAGCAGAAATTAAATACCCGTTATTTTTAGCAGTAGCTACAGCTGTTGCGTTTGTATTATTAAAAACTTCTTCAGTTGTAAAGCCCTGATTGGTAAATAATGTATCTAAGTAAGCTGCTTCTTCGCCTGCTAAACCTAATTTTTTTGTAAGAGTAGCTACATTTTCAATTGATTTTCCTTGTGAAAAAGTATAAGCTCCTTGAAAATCAACTAATCCTTGTTGAGCAGCAATTAGATCTTCAGTAGTGTATAACGCTTTAGTTAAATAGTTATTTTGATCTTGTAGATTCTGTACTATAGCTCGACCTTGCTCTTTTGTGACACCAAATGCTTTTGCTACTTTGACAGCTTGTTTATCTGCAGCAAACACTGTCTCAACAAAGAATTTAGCTATTTCAACTAATCCTGTAAGAATTGCTAAAGGTCCTATTTTTAAAGCTTTGGTCATAGACTTTACTCCAACAAGCATTAAATCGAATCCTTTTTTACCCCCAACAGCAGCTTTACGCATATTTTCTGTAGCTCCTGATGCGTTTACTAACCCTCCGAAAAATTTAGATTTACCTAATCTACTAAAGATTTCGCCGGTTATACCCATTCTCTCTTCTACCTCTTTCATTTTTGCTTCTGCAGCTTTTAATGCACCTTCTTCTATATTAAGTGCTGCTTCTGCTGCCTTTAAACCACGTTTCTGGGCTGCTGTTAAGTTTTTGCCGGTAATCTTCTTTGCTGCATCTAATTTACCTTCTAGCTGTATTCTTTTAATGGCTAAATTCTGTAAGTCTCTGGTAATATCTTTAGAGGACAAGAGTCCTTCTTCTATCTTATATTGATTTGCAGAAAATTGACTGGAAGATTTAACTAAACTATTAAAAGTTCTATTAATATCATTAGCTATAGTCTTTATTGCTCCAGCTTGTGCACCATCAAAAGCTGTTTCGATTGAGTCTTTTATAGTACCAGCTATTTGAGCCCCTACGTTTAAGAGAGTATCTTGTACGTATGCCGTTGTTTCGTCTATGGTTTTTTTGTTTTTAGGATCTATAGCCATACTGTAGTATATCTTATAAATAGGAAAGACGTCTATTTTTTAGACGCCTTTGCAGTAAAGGAAGGTTTTATATCTGGCCCGAAGGTTTTTTTGTTTTTAGGGCTCTTAGATTTATTTTGTTCAGCTAAATCATCGAAATGACTTTGTATTTTCTGAAAAGTAAATTTTCTTAGCCAAATAGGCATATTATATACATCGTACCAGGTATAACCTCCATTACCGTTAAATACAATTTCGTGAATTTGTGTAAAAATATTTTGCCTATGTTCAGGCGTCAGGCCAAAAAAAGTCAAGTCCTATAGGGACAATGACGTCCTCCTCACCGCCCATAGAATTTGTAAATGTATATGTAAGATCAATATCTGGGTTAATACTTTTATAGAATGTTCTTATAGCCCTAGCATCTTTAGCTAATAGAAACTTATCAACAAATTCTCTAATGTCTTTTGCTTCTTTTAAACCGTTTACTGATGTAATAAGGTGTTTTAATCTTGATGTTGAAGAAGTATTACGTTCTTTATTTATTTTTTGATTACCTTCTATCTCTTTAGAAATTAAAGTTTCGTCTTTAGTAGAAAGACATTTTATAGTGACTATATTATCGGTATTAGGTAATTTAAACTCAAATTCGTTTTTACCTTCTTGAAATAAACTGTAGTCTACTTTAACGTGTTTTAATTTAGTTAAATCAACTACGATAGATTCATTCCCATACTTAATATTATAATCTTTACCGTATGATAAAAGTCTAACTGCTATCATTAGAGCATTTTTATCTCCTATTAAAATATTATCCATATTAATAGTTTTATCTACTAATAAAGACTCAACTAGTTTATCTATAACATTACCTTTAGTAATGTAATTTGCATTAGTAAGAATATCTTCTTCTCTTGCAGTCATATACTTCATTTCAACCTCACCTTTGCTCAAAGGGGATTCTTTTGGGTATAATAAGCCTTTTGAAGGTAATTGTACTGTTTCTGTGGGTAAATTAAATTTTGATTCCATAAATTCTATTAGTTATAACTAGTATTTTATATAAATATACGAAAAATAAATTATGCGACAAACAAAAAACCCGACTAAATGCCGGGTTCTAAGATTTATATGTGGTAGTTTATTAGAAGTTCAATATACAGTAGTCCATTGAAACAGTCATACTTAACTCAACTACTTCAGAACTAGACCAATCATACTGTCCAAAGTCTGCTGTTTGTATAAAGGCACCTTTCATTACCCATTCACCTATAATGTCTCCTACAGGTCCAAGAACATTAAGTGTTAAGTCTTTTTTATAGAAATCTGAATAACCAGCTCTACCGGTTACTGATTCGTAAGATAAACGAGCCCACTCCATTACTGCTTGTGCTCCAGAAGGTGTGATTGGATCATATAATACAAGATCCATATCTTGCCATTCCCTTTTCCCACGAATTTTTCTATACGAGTTAATATGATCTAACTTTATTACTTCGTCAGTAAAGCTCGGAGCCTTTACATTTTTTACCATAAACGATGGAATACCGTCTATAAAAAGGGCAAACCTGTTTTGCACCTTTGGCTCAAACGCTCTGAACATTATTTCATTTGGGTCTAATACTGCCATTTTATGTTATTAATTTATTATAAATAGTTATTTATTTTATTATGCTCCAAAAGATGCTCCTGTCGGTTCAACTGTGAAGTCTAGTACTATAAATTCTGCTGTTTTAGCTGGTTGAATAAATATCTGACCTACTAATTGGTTTCTATCTACTACATCTGCTGTATTATTACTATCGTCCATTGTTACTCTGTATGCGAAAAGACCTTGTCTTTGTACTACTGAGTCTAAATATGGATTAACTGCAGCTAAGAATTTATTTCTAGTATTTACTGTATTTTGTTCAAATACTAAGTTCTGTGCTTGGTTACCAATAAACTCTTTTAAGTCTATTAATAATCTTCTTACATTTACTCTATCTAAAGCAGAAGCTTTAGTTTGTAAAGTCTTTTGACCAAATACTGCTATTCCACTTCCAGGGAAAGAAGCTATTGGGTTAACTTTAGCATCATATAATGTATCTCTTTGTGTACGAGATAATCTTCTTTCTGCTTGAATTACTCCAGCTAAACCTCCTCTTACTAATCCTGCTGGTGCAAACCAAGGTGCATTAGCTCCATCTGTAAATGCATATACTCCTGGAATAAATGTTGAAGCTGGTGCCCATACATTTTTACCTGTAGCTGAATCAGTTTGTAACCATGGCCAGTATGCTGCTGCATAAGAACTATTTAAAGTGTCTGCTTGACCTGTTACGTTAGATACTGTAGCTCCATGAGTATATAAATCTACTACTGCGATACAGTCTCCTCTGCTTTCTGCTAAGTCAATTAATCCGTCTACTGTAGCACCGTGATGATTATCAACTATACCTGGTGCAGATATTACATTAAATTTATAATCGTCTGCATTATTTAGTAAAGTAATAATATTAGTATAATCACCAGTACCTAATCCTTGTGAATTAGCATTGATGTTATCAAAGAATTTCATATTATCGTGAACAATCTCTCCTGAAGCATTATAGAACGCTCCTGATTGTGCAGTTGGTAATGAACCTGTATGTGCTTCTAATCTTCTTGCTCCATTGTTACCAATATAATTAATAGTTGGAAGATTAACAGCGCTAACTCTAATATATTTTGATCTATTTACATACTCTCCTTCAGTTACTACATGATCGCTAGTACCAGCAATTGCTTGTGACTGGTTACCGATTACTTTTTCAATATAGTTAGGTGAGTTAGGGTCTAAATCAACATTATTAAATGTTTCTAATACAATCTTATTTTTTAAATTATCATCTCCTCTTCTAACAGAAACGGTAAATGTACCTTTTGCTTCGCTCACGTTTGAGATCTCCCATCTCAAATTATCGCTTGATCCAGATACGATAGATGAATCACTATTTTGTTCTCCTGCTATTGCTGTAGAACCGGTAGCGTTATTATAAATTGCTCCTTTACCAATAGTCTCTATTTGGAAAGGCTGGTTACTTCCGTTATCAGAAGCAGATATGTGTGTACTACTTGCTGCTGTGAATGAG